TCAAAAAAAGCGTTATGCCCTCTAGGTGTTCCAATAAAGAACGCCCAGCCTTTTCTATCCGATAAAGCTGGCCGTAACACTTCTGGAAATAAACTTTCTGGCATATCAGCCATTTCATCCAGGACAGCTCCATCTAAATAAATACCTCGAAGACTATCGTAATTTTCTGCTCCGAGCAGCTGGATCCTGGAACCATTAGGTAAATCACATCTTAGTTCAGTTTCATGGAACCTAACCATAGGAACCTTGCCAGCAAACTGCTTTAAGTAATCCCATGCCACCGCTTTTGCCTGGCGGTATGTAGGCGCTATATAAGCGTACCTAGGATTGTTTTTGTCGTTAAGTATAGCATCCCTAAGTAAATGGTTTATGGCCATCACAGTCTTGCCAAATCGTCTGTGACAAACAACAACTCCCCAGCGGTTCTTTACCAGGGCGTTATGCAGTTTTGCCTGGAGCGGTCTAGGTGAATACGGAATCTCGATGTTCATGTCTTAGACACTCCTAATCTGGTATATATTAGATATAGCAAGCGGCGGCTTGCTTTGGGGTACCAGGGGTAGGCAAATTCTAAAAAAACCAGGTCAAATCTTTTAAAATAGCAGCCATATCGGTTAGATACCGCTAACTATTTGTAGAGCTAACAACGATTACAGAAAACCTAGTAACAAAATTACAAATCAAATCCCTCGTGTGCGAGATCACTGCCAGACAATGCCTACAAAAATACGAAGATCCTAATTAATCTCCAGGTTCCCATTTGCCCAGGACAAAGTAACTTGTCCATTGTTCTCAGCTGCTTTGTCTTCTGCTTTATCCCTAACACCTAAAGGCTGCATCTGCCTAATATGCTTATCCATATGATCTGCTTGCAATCTTCTTCTTTGTACTTCCGCCATTGCTAGCTTAGGATCGTCTGGTAAAGCCATGTTAACCAGGTCAAGTATCTGATCCCTCATAACCTCGCATTGCAACGCTCTAGCCTTACGATACATCGAATGAGCTTCATCATTCTCCTGGACCCATCTCAGTACAGTTCGCCAGCTTGGTAAGCTCTTTGTGTTATTACATATCCTGGTCAAGCTTTCACCTTCAGCAATACGCTCACAAATCTTTTCCATCTGCGGTTTTGTAACTCTTATCTTGATAACTTTGCCCATTTCTCAGCTCAGATAAAAAAGCCTGGCAAGGAGGTGATAATTTGCCAGGCGTTAAGTTAACTAATCTTAGCAAAAACTCTAATATTTTTGATTCATTTAGTCAAGCAACTTGATTTAAAAAAATTATTTTAAATTTATTTTACCATTACCCTTGACTTTTAACGTCAATAACCCCATATTAGTAATGGAGGTAAGAAAACATGACGACATTTGCTTTGACGGCTCACGATTGGGACCAGGCCAAAGGTCCTTGTTGTGGCGTTTTAGCTTGTGCCATTGCTGCTCAAAAGCCTTTCAAAGATGCCTGGGCATGGTTCAAAAGCCACGGCGATAGTTGCTGGCGAAATACTTGGAAAGGCGCTACTTTCACCCATGACTATTTCAAATGGTTCAATCATGCTGGCGTTAAATTCAGACACGTTTTGCCAAGCAAGATGACTTTGAGCAGCTTTGTTCACTACAAAGCTAAACCTAACATCCCCTACTTAGTTGTGACTACTGGCCATGCCCAGATAGTTTACAACGGCAAGGTTGTTGACCAAAGAGGTGTGTTCGACATCCAAAGATGCTGGGGAAGACTGAAATTTATTAAGGAAGTCTTTATCATCAAGATCCCTAATAAAACCTGGCAAGAGTTTGGCTTGCCACTTTTCGATAACATCAACAACTAAGGAGGTACTATGAAAAGACTTGTTCATGGAACGCCAATCACTCCTAAAAGATTGTTACCGCAGCTCAAAAGCAAAAGCTTTTGTGTCAGTTATATGCACCCAGAGCAGCTTGCTGAGTGCATTGAGCTTGTTGGTGACAATGAGATATTGATCCTGGACAACGGAGCTTTCACCGCCTGGAAGAAAGGCATCACTCTTGATGCTGCCTGGTGGGATGGCTTCTATGCCTGGGCCAATGATGCGATGGACAAGTGTCCTAATGCAGTGTGTGTGATTCCAGACGTTATCAACGGCGATGAAGCCAGCAATTTGCAGCTGATCGCTGATGCCATCAAAGGTGGCAAAATCAAATATCCAGAAAGAGCAATGGCCATATGGCACATGAATGAGAGTTTTGACCAGCTAGAAAAGTTATTCAGAATTTTCAACTTCGTAGGCTTCGGTAGCTGCGGCGAGGTCGACATTGCCAAGAACAAGCCTGGTAGTGCTTATATGCAAAAGATCAAGCAAGCCTGGGCATTTATGGACTACTGGCAAAAAAAGTATGGCATCGACAAACCTTGGATCCACATGATGAGAGGTTTGGGCGTGCTTCACAAAATTGGTTTCGACAGTGCTGACAGCTGCAATATTGCCATGAATCACTGGAGAAACAAAAACAATGTTGTTCACCATGTAGCTCAGTTTGCAGACAGACTTGAAGCCAAGGTTAACAACCAGGAATTGAACGAGCTTCCCTTGTTCAATGTTGCAGCTTAGAAAGGAGAAAATATGAGCGCATTTATCGTAAACCCAGAACACATAGCAGCATTAGTTGCTTACACTCAAGCACCTACCAACAAGATGCACTGCTACAACATTCACACTAAGCAAGAGATAAACAACACTGCCAAAAACTTTTGTGATGTTCTTGCCAAGGCCAACGTCAACAGTGTTGATGCCAAGTATGGCCACAACAATGAGCATTATAGCGCTGAGTATCTTGAGCATTTAATGTTGTTTCCAAATGAGTGTTTTGTTAATCTACAAAAATTCAAAGGCATGATGGGATTTTATGGCTGCCCAGATTTGACTGATGCAGACATCTACAACATGGCGCAATGCTTAGAGTATCAGTGCTGCGAGGTTGATAACTGGACACACACTGATGCTTACTGGTTGATCCAGGCAATCAAAGGTGCAGCTGGTAGGAAGATGGCTAGCAAAGCTAAAGTTCAATGGGAATATGAGGCTGCTTAAAATGGCAAAATATAAGATAACTATTGAACTTGATGTGGATGAAAAAGATGTTGAAATGTTTTACTGGGAGCATAACACTAATTTATTTGCAGAAGAAAAGGATCCGTCATTGATAGGCAAAGCACCTGGCTATCAAAATTTTAAGGATATTCAAGATCAATATGAGCTTTTTATGCAAGACGATTTCAAAGATTTTTTTGAAATTTTAGAAAAGCATCCAGGCATAACAAAAATAAATATGTCGCAGCATAGGATTGACAAAGGAAAAGCTATGCTTACTCGTAAAATTCATAAGCGATAATACAATCTAACCAGGGAATCCTGGTACCTACGCTTAACAATCCTAGGATCATTCAGTCCTAGGATTTTTGCTATCTGAGTCCATTTAGGACCTCGATCTCTAAAAGCAGCTGAATGAGCTACGGCCCAGATCAGTCTGCGATCTGCTTCACTCATAGATAATCCAGTTGTAACCGCATAGTCTAACCTGGTTATTTGTTCTGGTGTGGCTTTTAATCTTTGTGGCTGCAAAGAACTGTAACCATATGCTGCCCATTCTTTCACATAGTCTGGCCAATGCACCATCTTTTGTTTTCTGATTACACCAGGTAATTTTCTCTCAGTTTCAGCTGCTTCAAGAAACAAATCATGGAGCTGGTCAACGGCTAGCTTTTGTGATGACCTTAAAGCTTTTTCAGTTTTTTCGTCTAAGCTTATCATCCATTACCTTTAGCCAATCCAGCCTTTCAAAAGCTGGTAGATATCCCAGGTTAATAACTAAATCTTTGTAAGCTTGTTCACTATAAGTTTTTCTGAGTTTTCCCAGGACACGCCTTTGCAGCTCATCTATGGGAAACTTTGTACCCCTGGAAACTGCTGCTTGATAAGCAGTGTTAGTACTTTTCACAGTCATCTTAGCTAAGTTATTTATCTTAGCTAAGTTAGCTAATCTTTGTTTTTTATTTAAGGAATTAATATGATTGCTAAGATTGTCACTAAGCTTAGCTCCAGGCTTGACAGAAATTCTACTGCTATCTCGATTCATCTGTCAACCCCCCATGAATAAAAAAATAATTTCCGCCATCCAAATTGTGGTCTGAGTTGGCTTCGCCGCAGTCCATCCTCGCTAATTTATTTTCAATATGAAACTTAACAGCATCACTGGCATAAAACTTTTCACCTGGTTTTAATTTATTTTTAAAACTTAAATTTAATCTAGCTGCTAAATTTTCATATAACTCCTGGTAATCACCAAGCTTGTCAGCTCTATCTTTTAATATTTGTGCAGCTGTTTCTGCATACTGATGAGGATTCATTTAATGATCCTATCAAAATGATCTACTTTTAATTCCTGGGCCTTCCAAGCTGCTTTTTCAGCTGCTAACTCTTGCTGTGTTAATGGCCTTGCCTTTTTCATTAATGCTTTGCAAATTTGTGATACTGGATTTGCACCAGTTTTATTGGAATGACCCATCTATTTTCCCCTCAGTTTAATTAATCCCTCTAAAAATTCTTGTACCTGGTCAACAGATCTACACAGCTGCCAGATACCGCCAGCTTCTTCAAGCTTGTCTCGTATAACTATCTGATTGGCAGTTGCTTTACCCTTGCTGCCTTTAACCTCAATAAATATTGATAACGATGCTCCGCACAAAGTCTGATCGCCAGGCACAAATATTTCTATGTCTGGCCAGCCAGCTTTTGTTCCCATACGTTTTTGCTTAACTTTAAACGCTACATGACGATTACCTTCATTCGGTGAATGATGCCAAACTGATCCAGGAGGTAACATAATATCTAACCATCTTGCGATTCGCAGATGAACTATATCTTCCGAATCAATTTCTGCGGATAATGAAGTCATTTGGCGTAACCGATCCCATTGTTACCTCTAAAATTAAACTTAAATGTTTAGGACTTGGCGTAAGTGCTTGATTATGCTGCTTTGGTAAACACCATCTTCGTGCTACAGTCGCTTCTTTAAAGCCAAGTTTTTCAGCTAATTTTTTGTAACTTAAATTATTTTCTAATCTGTATTCTTCTAATGTCATGTCTTTAGAAGTAACATGAAGTGATTTTAAACGTCAATACCCTATTTATATTTGACAATAATGACGTATGAAGTCATACTGCAAGACATAAATCACAACCAACTATACTTTATACATCATATTGTGTGTGTTTTTATTTTGGCCACAAAATGTTGTAGCAAGCTTGTTGATACAAATAATAGTTGGAATAAAAACAAAAAGGAATATTATGTCTGTACTCAAATTTAAAAATAAATTCAAAACAACAGATGTACTTATGCCTAATAATCTTGATGCAATGATAAGAAGATCTGGTCTTTTAAATAAAGAAGTTGCTGAACGTAAAGGTATTCGACCAGAAACAGTATCAAGACATATTAGCGGTGCATTACAATTTACACTGAAAGATGCTGAAGAATATGCAATAATCCTTGGCTGCACTGCCCAGGATGTTTTGTTTGTGCAGCAGCCTACTTATGTTTTCGGTTATTTAGATAACAGTGTTGTCAATGTCATAACACCAGCTGAGAAACAAAAAGCTTTTTTCTTGCCCTTTCCTACCAACGAGACTAGAAAAATTGTTATTTCAAGACATACAGAACAATCAAAAAAATGGGCAAATTATAGAATGTATATGTTTGATTCTGCGCCTATAAACAAAAGTGAGGTCGATCCTAATGCTTATATGACACTAAGCATATACATGGTTGATGGCCAAACAAAACCACAGTTTGGCGTTATTTATCCAGAACCAGGCGGCACATTTTCAGTTACTTCTAATGCTGATTCGCATACACAAAGTAATCATGGAGTTGTAACTGGCGTTGTAGGCGAGCCAGTTAACAAAACCTCTGGTCTTAACTTTAAATGGGCGTGTCCTATTATAAGCTGCATACTAAGATCAGACTTAATTAATGTTGTAGAAAAAAAGTTTTAGTCAACCCTCTTGACTTTATAAATCAAGCTATAATAGGATCTTCTAATTCAATTTAGGAGATCTTATGTCATTTATAGAAACACCAAGATACGCTTCACGATTTAATTATCTTTGGCACTCGAATCCTAAAAGCAAACTTAAATGTAAAGCTTTATTTGACAAGATTCATCTTAGACCAATGGTATCTGATGCCTGGGATATTTATCAGAATTTAAATAATGAAAAACATATTAGAGATAGAGCTTGGATTACTATTGAAAAGTTTGATTCAAAGCTAAATGGTCAAGATAATGCAGCTATGGCTGGTGGCCGTACAGTGCAAGAAGCAGCTGATTCTATACTGATTGATAACATAGATCCTGGAGAAGCTATTGAGGAAGCCATACAAACCTATAATAAGTTCAAAGCACGAACTTGGGATGATGGAACAGATGCTAACAAAAAAATTAAGTATGTTGATGAAATAGAAGCAGTCACTAAAAACGCTGTTGCTGGCCTACAAGAAGCCATGCAAAAAGATAATCAGATTGTTGGTGAAATAGAATACATAAAAAACTTAGCTGGCTGTGAGCTGCCACATAATACCAGACCAGATTACAATAGGCGTGGAGATCTAAAAACTAAATGGTCCAGGATTAGCAAAACCTCAAAGTCTGGTTTTGCAGCTGCAAGCTTACCTAAAAGTTTAACTGGTCCTTTTGAGCAAGCAGCCTTGTACCAGGTAGCTGGTTTCTGGGCGTGTAATGGCGGCCTACCACCCTTCTTAGTTTATGCAAATGCTTCAGACTACAAAATATTTGACCAGGATAATACACCAGAACTACAAGATGATTACTTAGCCGATATAGTACAAACAATCGCTAGATCACATAAAGCTACTGAAGAACTACTAAAGGTAGCACAAGATAAAGATCATCTATTTAAATTAATTGAACCAGACTTCACAAATATTTGCTGGTCTGAACCACCAGTAATAATAAAAGAAGCTAAAAAACTATGGGGGATCAAGTGAAAGATCCCTGGTTATGGATAAGTGAGTTTTTTGGCGCTGTTTTTTTGTTCGCATTTTTTTATTTTTTAATTTGGATTTTAGCCATTTTATTTCCAGGAGCTATGTAGATGATAGATATATTAGAAACACCACCAAACATCCATAAAAACGCTAGGGAGACTGAACAATTAGCTTTGGAGTTTATCTTGCCAAGGATTAAAAAACTTCGCTTGGCAGTTTTAAAATCAGTTGCAAGTGCTGGATGGACTAAAGGCAAAACCGGATCTGAAATTGTAGATGATATTGATGGCTACATTGTATCTGTAAGGCCCAGGCTAACTGAGCTGCATGAGTATGGATTGATAACACCAGGCGATAAAAGAAAGAACGCTAGAGGATCATATGAGTTGTCCTGGTTAATTACAAGTAAAGGTAAACAAGTTGCGGAGATGAATGATGAGTGAACTAAAAGATGTAATGGCTGCGGTCAATGACATAAATCAATTACATGGCGTTACACAAAAAGGCGGCAAAAAATACACAGAAGTTTCTAAAAGAGTAGAAGCTTTTAGAACACATTTTGGACTGAAATATGGAATTACAACAAATATAATAGTTGATGATGGGATAAGAGTTTTAATCAAAGCGCAAGTCTATGACTTATCAAATACTGAAATTGCAGTTGGCGAGGGATATGCTGAAGAATTAAGAGGTGTAGGACATTTTGCAAAAGGCGATAAACGAAATGTTAATACTGGCGCTGCTATAGAAAACTGTGAAACATCTGCAATAGGTAGAGCATTAGCAAGCCTTGGTTTGCATGGTGGTCAATATGCCTCAGTTGATGAAATTCAAAAGGTTAATAGAAATAATGAAATTATAGAAGAAAAACAGACTAAAACAGATGATGAAATTAAAGACAAAAATAATGACCAAGAAAAATGGCAAAAAATAACTGAAAATTATTTACGAAATATTGATGAGATGAAGTCACAAAGTATGTGTATGCACTGGTTTAACAATAACAAAGATGTTCTTAAAAATATGAAAGCAATAGTTCCAAGAATGTATGGAGAAATCGAGGAACATTAT